ATTCAATTCATTTTCTAAATTATCCAGTTCTCCTAAATCAATTTTAGTGGATGCAGAGCTGTTTTTTTTTTTATCATTCATCAAAAATTCGATTCCAGAGCCGAAATTCGAACTGGCACCACCACCTCCAAGATTCATTGTAATTGGCTCTAAATCTAAATCAATTACCTCCATGGTTTTAATAGTATAACAAAAATTATGTTTAAGTTCTACGCGTTCAAATTAATATTACCGCGTTTTCATATACCAAATGCCTTGTAAAAAACAGTCCGCTAAATCGTCTTTTTTTTTGTTTCTAAAATATGAGCCCATTTCACAAAACTGGGTTGCTCCAATATCCGAGAACAATAAAACACAGCGTCCTTTTTATGTTTTGCATACTCGGTCCCGGCATCCGGATTTTGCGTTTCGAATCCCTTCAATTTACCAGCAGATGATAAGAACTCTATATTTATAGAGTCATTGGACATAATGAAATACTGGGCTATCATGCCCTGAATCGTCTTCATTCTTGTGGCGATGGGTGATATCTGGTTCTCGATTACTACATGGGTTGCTGTTTTGAAATATTCTATTTTATCAAACTCCTTTTTCATGTTCCGACCAATAGTTATTAAATCCAAGTCACCGGCACTGGTTCGATTGTATACGATTTTAGACAACATACGTTCTCCTATTTTGGATAATATAACAGATTTCAAGTCTGTCATATTTACTGATGTTACATTGTGATCCGTTGCATACTTTTTCAATTCATCTATCTTTAACTTATTCAGAGAACCTGGTAATAAAAATTCACTGGATTTTGCGTGTTTCTCACAGAAAAATTGTCCTTGTTTTGAATATTTCGCATTCTTCCCACAAACCCCGTTTTTTTTATTGAAACATGCGCATTTATTATCTGGAAGTTCTCGGTTCATTAAGTTGATTACATTCCAATCAATCACTGAATTAGATGAATCGAACACGCAATATGCCAGGTTCTTGATACCGACGTCGATACTGACGAGTGCCATAAATATAGGATATCGAACGATAATTCTATATTTATTTTAGGGTTTTACTATATTCCTTCGCGCTGTATTCCATTACAACATTAGCCTTCGTTGTCATGTATTTTCGATAATCGGCATTGCTTTTGATATTATTGCTTTGGACTAGTTTTTTATTATCCGTGTCCAGTGGCACTCTCATTTTACCGTCATATGGCATCATTTATTATATATCTACATTTTTTATTTGTTAGTCAGTAATTTTAACAATTCGCGCTTGCTAAATTTACTAGCATCGCTACATAATCCTTTGGATATGACTAATGACTTTAGAGCTCCGACTGTCATTTTTTTATATACGTGTATGCTTTGGTCACTTGTTGCTGGTGACGAATTGAATACAATGTCCGAAGATGCGTTCACTTTGAGAACCTTGATTTTATCTAAGTCGTCGTCATTGAGTTCTATAGGTGATGTGTCATTGTCTGAATCAGAATCGTCATCATTTTCTTGAATTTGGTCGACTTGTTCTAAATCATTGATGTTTATTATTTTGATACTTTCATCTGCAGGGGCTGACGCCCCCCGCACGCCCCCCTCATTTGCGGGGGCTGACGCCCCCCGCACGCCCCCTTCATATGCAGGGGCTGACTTTGCGACGAAGTCGGTGCTGGCTTCCCCCTCATCGCTTTCATCATTATCATCATTATCATCACTTTCATCATCATCATCATCATCATCATCATCACTTTCATCATCACTTTCATCCTCGCTTTCATCTACTTGTTGCAATATTGCGTTTACGTAATTCACGCGCTCACTGCTTAGTTCATTCACTGGACGTTGAACTTTCATTGAATTTAGTTCTTTTGCCATATTTTGAACGATATCAAACATTGTATCACTCTTCTGTTCAATTGTAGTGATTCTCTGCTTGAAATGATAAATTAGTAAAATTATTAGGATAAATGTGATTCCTAAACTTAAAAAAAAGAACGATTCAATCATACTGAATGCACTCATAATTGGGTTTTATTATACATAAATATTATAATAGTTTACTACAAACGAATAAAAAAGAATATATACTGAATGTATAGAAATGGAAACTATTCAACCTAGATACGAGACTATACCAACAGAATCATTTAGTATAAAAAATACGACAATTATAGTTTTAATTGTCCTATTAGGATTATCACTTATTGGAATAAATCTTCTAGATATTGCCAGCAATATAATCAAAACGGTCATATCGATTTTCGGACCTCTGATTACTCAATCATTGTCAATTTTAGGATACACTACAGGCACGGTTATCAATAAAACCGCGGATATTGTATCTGATACAACTAAAGCTGGCATCGACATTGCCGAAGGCACAGTTCAAAATGTCGGTGATATTTTAATATCGGCTAGCAGCGGCGGTATGAATATAAATTCGAAAACTCAATTGGATTCTGTAATCAATAATTCCAATAAAATGGACACTACACCCGAACCAGATACAACCGAAAATCCAATTCAAAATCCGATTGCTAAAGGCAAAGGTGGATGGTGTCTAATCGGAGAATACAAGAACCGCCGAGGCTGTATGGAAGTGTCCGATGATAGTAAATGTATGTCCGCGCAAGTATTCCCCACCCAGAAAATGTGTCTAAATCCAGCGCAAGGCGCTTAATCAAAATATAGTGCAATATTATATAAACATGATTCCATCGTCCGCATACATTGCGGTCGGGCAATATTTAGTTGATAAATCACATTCTCATGATTTGATTAAAGGCATATATACCCTCGAATATTTACAACGTAGTAATTTTACATCGTTTCATTTGAACTTGTTTATGGTTGGGCTTCTAAATCCGTTCAATTATTTCCGTAAAAAATGAAATCGTTGTCATATGAAACATAAAACATAATAAAATTGAATAAAATTCATTGTCATATAGCAAATGATAATACACACAAACAAATGAATCTAAGACTATTTATACTATTGGGGTGCCATATTAACGAATTATTGAATAGTCGTATTGAGACTGCAATTAGCTTGGCGATGGGCGATGGCGTCAAAACTGATTGGTTCTTGAGCGGAGGTATCAAAAATCCGACCGAAGACACGGTTAGCGAAGCTGCGAAAATGGCGCAAAAAATACAATCATATGAGAACAAAACAGCGAATGACTGGAACTTTATATACGACACGACTGCTACAAACACCGCCGAGAACTTCATAATGGCGAATAGACAACTCAATTTAACTACATATTCGGAAATATATGTAGTTACTTCTAAATTTCATCATAATAGGGCGAAAGCGATTGCCGACAAAGTGATTCAGCCGAACCGTTTCAAATGGGCACTTTCAGAGTTGAAATTGAAAGACTCGGATTATTGGGAAAAAATCCATATCAAGAATGTAGATTCTGATGTGCGCAACGCATTCACTCGTGTGATGTAGAGATCACGCTTCAATAGCGATATTCAACTGAGTGAAAAAATCAACATTACTGTCATTATTTATGCGAATCGAACACCAACATTCATGTAATCCAGATACGCGTTTCAATTGCGCCGGCGGTATCTTTTGTAGAACGGATTCGTCTATAACGTTGATTTTTTCTTCGGACGCGTAGAATAACATTATGTTTGGATTGTTTACAATCCATGATACATCATTTGAAATTATTGAGTTTGGCTCATTGTATAGGTCGGTCGGTTGTTTGAAAGAAATCAACGAATAATTACTGTTCAATAAATTGCCCCCATCGAAGAGGTCTGACGCAGGACATAATAATGCTTTTGGCAAGAAAAATTTAGGATTCAATATGAATAGAGGACTCGCAAAGAGTGCAGACACTAATTCAGCCTTTATATTTTTACATATAAATGGCATCAATAGGATTATTTTTTCGTATTTGGGTATTTCATAAGGGTTTGATTTGAAATATTTCGTTAATAATCCAGCTCCTAAACTATGTGCCATTAGTATATCAAACTTGCGACTCCCAATAGCTGAACACATACGATTGAATACAACATCGAGAGCCTCCGATGGGTCGTAATCGAAATATACGAGGTCGTGAGTTTTATTTACAATCATTTTTAAATGTAAATAATCATCGAATCCTGACGACAATGGCGTAGCAAACCCGCGGATAAATAAAATCGATTTCATTGTATATAAAATTATGAGATATTTTTCATTATTCACATGCGCAAAACATTTTTTTTGTCATCTGGTTGTAACTCTCTCAATAACCACCATACATGCGCAGGCACATCAAATTCATCCAGTCCTTGTGTAGATGTATGCGAAACATTTGTTTTTTTGTATGTATCAATGTCTTTTATTCCAATGTTGTAATAATAATCGATCATTAAGGGTGGCATCGGTGTTGCGCAAAATAAAATTGGTATATTTCCATTGATGTAATTATGTTTGGTTTGTTTCGGTTTATACATTTTCGGACATATTACGAAACAATCCTTTGGTAGGTCTTTATCAACATCAATTCCAAATCCACCGTCTATACATTTTATACCATCTAGTTGTGCGTTATAAGTGCATAAAAATGGTACGTGAAAACTGCATAATAATATGTTGAACAAATCATTATTCGATTTGAATGTATTATACCATTTGAAACCATTTTTAGTTGTAACTCCAATATTTATCATATTGTTTAATTTTTTATAGGCGGTTGGGTGTTCGCGATGAATGATTTCAATAGCCTTTATTAGTTGTATTGTCAAATTAGCTTCGTTAAAATTGAATAATAATCCATTGAACGCATTTGTCGTTATAGATTTGTATAGTTCTAGTGTATATTTATCATCATATAATAGGAACATAACGCAACTAAGCGCACCAGCCGAGCAGCCATATAATACAGAGTTACTATTCTTTATTTCTTCGCGCAAGTTGGATAACGCACCTAATTGATATATCATACCATACGCGCCGCCGGTTATATATATATTTTTAAAATTATTTGTATTCATATACACCCGTGAGATATTTGAATTTGCACAAAAAAACGGATTATACACAAAATCATTTTTATACTGTAGTAATTATTATGGAGCCTTGATTGGTCGGGGGTGCTGGCGATCCATTCAAATCGATTGTAAAATTTTCGGATTGATCTTCGGATACATTCACGAACGCGCCAAATACTCTGTTTGTGAATGTCCCTGAAACATGGAGTAATACATCAGTAGCGGCTGACATTCTAAATTCATACAAATATCCAGATTGCGTTGGCAATGTCAAATTGGATATTTGTAAATTTCCGACATATTTAACTCCACTAAGCGTGACTTTATTTGAGTCCGATACTACTTTTGCGTTTACACTCGTGAATGATTGAGTCGGTGTGCCAGGCAATGGTAAACCGTTATAAAAAACACCGAATGTGAGCGAGCTTATTCTATAGGTTGATTCATACACATTATTGCCGGATACATCCGCCGATATATATATTCCAATTGGAATGCTTATATTGAACGTCGTATTGGATTTTGTTGGAGTATCAATCGTCATTCTCGCAATAGTAACGGTCGTCCCATTTTGGACCAGAACGTTGTTTTCGGCATACAATGTGAATATTTTATTGGTTTCTTGGATTTGGTCCAAATTTGCATAATTATCCGCGTTTGACGCAATGTTATACAATGGCACGGTTTCATCATATTGTAAAGTAATGACTGGACCTGGCACATCACTGGAAGACGATGGTGTAGGCAGTGCTAAATCACCTGGACAGATATTGTTAGCTATTTCATTCAATACTGTTGCGTAGCGACCTCGCGCTGTCATCCGATTTGTTTTTACCACATTTTTTTTGTATTTTAATATTTCCACCTTTCTACGCATATCGACCTGGTATTGTGTCGGAAATGTTTCTGTTAAATATGGATTTGCATAATGGTTTCCTTCATACCGATTTGCTGGCTTCCTTAGCTGTGCCAGTTGTCTTCGCTGTTCTAGTATAGCACATATGTTACTACTCATATCTATTATACTGGGTTATTTTTTTCAATACCATTTTCCAGATAAGAAATCGGTGGACGTATCGACAATATCAGTTGTCGATTTCATATTCGGACCTGACATAGTGATATTGGTCAACTGGAATACATTGAGCGCTCTATCGAAATATCGCAAATTTGACATTTGACCAGCAAATCCGCCATTCTGAGAAACCCAAATATCACCGTAATTTTGTTTCGGTACGTTTTGGAATGCCACTCGTTTCTTCAATATGCCATTCACATAGATGTCTAATATTTTATTTTCGAGGCGGATTGCTACATTGACCCATTTTCCGAATGGAATATCTTCTATTGTGACAGTTTCGGCAGTTCCAGATACAGTGTCCATTACAACTGATAATGTACACGTTTTGTTGGCGGTGGTGGTGGTTTCCGTTTGATTTAAATACACTCCGGGCGCATTGCTGCCAACTTGCATTTGACCCTTATTGGTTACTGATGCTATAGGAACGCCACTTAAACCTTTACTGAATACGTGTTTAAAATCGTTATCATCAGTCTCAAATTTTTCAATATTCAACCAAACTGTCCACGTATATTCCATTCCGGTCGTCTGATTATTGGAACGAAACAGCGTAATAGAACCGGGCTGACTAGGGTCTTGATGAATCTGTTTTGATCTAGTTCCTTCTTTGATACCCTTTATAATATAGGGACTCTTACTCGGCATAAAAAAGTAACTGAGTAAATATATTCCTAAATTCATTAATATCATAAATCCTATGAGAACCAGTATCAAGAATACGAATTTGGCGATTAATGTATTCGTCTGTAGAAATTCGCCACTCGAATCCACTAAAGATTTCGATGAGAAATCTTGAACGGTAGTGCTTAATGTGTTTCGCACATCACTTATGGATGCTGTCACATTTCCAATCGTGTTGCTTATACCTTCTTGTATTTGTGGTAGTTGTTGTGCTATTGGAATATTCAAACTCATCCTATATAATAATATAGGATAAATTTTATCAATCTAGAAACTGAAAGTCGAAGCTATTACATTGTCTTTCAATATTGACAGATTCACATTGTAATTACCAATAGAGTTCTTCAGGCTGGAACCGCTATTATTCTTCATATATTTGGACCAAACGTCACTGGGACCTAGAACCTTGCCTATTCGGTCAATCTTCGAAATATACGTGTCATGACCGCTACCGAACTTTAATGGCGATGATGATACTGTTACACTGATATTTTCATTTTGAACCGACTTGACCAATTTACCATCTAAGTAAAAGTCAGTGATTCCGGCAGAATCGAGAACAATCGTTACATATACCCACTTTTGAATGGGGAAATTGTTAGTGATATCGACCACATCGGGTATTACGTCCGCAGAACTATTCGCATTGGTTACCTCGTCAGCAGTAGGCTTAATTTTACATTTCAATACGGCTGAACTTTTGTCCAAATACAAGAGAACATCATTTTCGCGTCCAAATATCATTTTATTCTTATTATTGTTGTCCCAGGTATTCACGTAAATCAAAACGCCGTATGTCCGATTTGCACTAGAAGTCAATTTGTCGTTGGCAAGATCTGGGATAGCGCCAGCTAAATGTAAGTTTTCAGCCAGTGTCGTTTCACTAGAGAATAATCTACTAAACAATGACATCATTATTATAACTACTAACATAACACCTAACACTATAACTAAAGTATTCATTTCTATAAAATTACAATATATTATTTATTGGCGGATTCCGCCCATTTAATAGGTTGTAAGCGGACGTAATTTCGTAAATACTCAATGGTTTGTTATAATACGCAACATTACAAATAGCACCATATAGTCCATTTGCCTCGCCAGTTACAAATTGGTCTGTAGTATTATTATAGATAGGCATGCATTTCACGGACCGCTCTAAAACACCGTCAATAAACAAGTCGACGTAATCGCCATTGTAATTAAAAACGAAATTATGCCATATTTGACTGGATAGTTCTATAATATGACTCTGTCTTGGACCAAATGAAACACGGTACGTATCGCGAAATTTGTCTTTATATTCATCTTTTGCGTTGACAAATTCTATCTTAGGTTTCCAACTACTGTCACTACCATAGGAGAAAATATTAATGTCTTTATTTGTGCTATGGGTTCTCTGATTCACAAATGTCCATAGAGAAATTGCATAAATATGATTTGTTTCTTTTTCCGGAAGAATGTCTTTATCTGGATTTACGTTTCTGAATGTATATTCAGAGTCGAGGAATATTGCTTCGTTCACAATCGGAGTTCCTCCTAAATTCAGTGCTAATTTCGGTATATGGGAAATTGCCACAAATAATAATAATAATAACATTTCTATCACGAACAATATATAAACTACTGGTGGTGTCAAGTTAAATTCGTTCTTGATAAATTCGGTGAAGTCACCAATCAAACAAGGTAGGAAGAAAATGAAATTGATTATAAAACCAGTCATTCCAGTAGCATTGCTAAAATGGCGCAACACTGAATTGGATATCATAGCCAATCCAACTAAAATACCGAGAGAACCGATGATATAAGTGGTATATCGGAATGCTTGTTCATGAACTGACGATGCTGTGCTATCGAATGTGTATATAATGCTCATGAATATGACTAATATAACGAGCATTAAAGAAACACTCAATAAATTGACACTGAACCTCATAACGAATAAAAGTGATAATGTCATAAAGAACGCGGACGTTAGCACGTAACCATATGTTTCCGAACTGCTGATATGCTCGGAATTCAGCACCATGTGGATAACGGATATCATTATAATATTGAATACAAATATCGAGACGTATCCGATGTTTTTGGGTGTCACGAAATTAGATATTGGTTGAGACGTCATTTTATAGTTATAATATACAAATATAAAATTACAAGTTCTCTATTGCGGTTTTCTTTCCGTGACAATCTCTACACAATGCTATAAGATTATCCACGTGATTACTACCACCGTGCTCTAAACGTATTGTATGATCCACCTCGAACCAAGCGGGTAACTGTTTTTTACAATCGCCACAGTGCCAATTTTGCCTGGCTGCAACAAATTTTTTCTTAGTTTCGCTAACAGAGCGTTTCGTGGATTTACCGCCCGAGTTCAAAATACGCGATTCGTATTGTGGGGCTTTACCTGCGAAATCTTGTCTAGATGTGAAATCCAAAATGGGTGAAATTATACTGACTGCATTTTTGTCAACTGGTAGATATTTGATATATTCATTCGATGCGACCAACATGCTCTGGGCATGAACCGGATTTTTGCGCATTAGCCAACATAGAGTATAGCCGAAAAGCGCAACACCTGCCATCTGGTAATATTTTTTCCATGACAGCACTGTATTTAGATATTTACCCTCGCTATAAATATTCGCAATAACAAATGCCGTTATAAGGAGAACGACAAATTCAAATCGCATAGTTCCTATATATTACTACGAATATATATATATTAACATGAGGCAAATCAATATTAACGCTGCATAAATATAATGTTTGCGTATCCCCAAGCTCTCGCTTAGTATTATAGGCTTTGCTTTATATTCGGCAAAATATGCGTCGATTGATTCCAATAGAGACATTTCTTCTTTACCGAGCAATACGTTCAATTTATTATGTATGAAATGGACCCACCGAACGAACGATTCGCGGCTGCCTAGATACGGACTGACAGGATATTTATCCAATAATTGACTAAATCGGTCGCCCATTTCGGAGTCCGGTATAAACAGTGGCATATTTTGAATAGTATCGTAATATTTGCGTTTTGTCACTTCATTTGGAGTTTTCGGATAGGAATGAGCAATTGTATGTAAGAAAAACCAATAATGTGGTCCCCAAACAGTCGCATCAAATTCCATATTGAAAGTATATAGAACAATGGGATTATATATTTTCAGAAGATGAACAAAAATAGCGTGTGTAATAATTGTGGAAAATCTGGTCATTTATTTCATCAATGTAAAATACCAATTACAAGCATCGGATTAATTGCATATAGGTATAACAAAAAACAGGGGATTGAATATTTAATGATAAGGCGAAAGGAGACGCTGGGATATATTGATTTCATGCGAGGTAAGTATTCAGTACATAATAAAGAATATATAATGAATATGCTAAAACAGATGACGGTATCTGAAAAGGAACAATTGATAACGTTGGATTTTGATATATTGTGGACTGGTATTTGGGGCAATGGCTATATGAATAATAAATATAAGACGGAAGAAATATTATCACGCGACAAATTCAACGCGCTCGTTTCCGGTATATTTGTAAAGAATGAGTTTTTCACACTGAAATCGGTTGTAGAGGATTCAACCAAATTTGGCGAAGCCTGGCTGGAACCGGAATGGGGATTTCCGAAAGGACGGCGCAATAATCAGGAGAAGGATTTCGATTGTGCTATTCGCGAATTTTGTGAGGAGACTGGTTACTCTTGTGATAAGCTGAAACATTTACAAAATGTGTCTCCATTTGAGGAGACATTTATTGGTTCGAACTATGTATCTTACAAACACAAATATTTCCTGACATTTATGAATAAGAACGATACATTAATTTTGGATAATTTTCAGAAATCGGAAGTGAGTAAAATGGTTTGGACAAGTTTCGATAATTGTATAAAATTGATACGACCTTACAATTTAGAAAAGATTCGCATACTCACTAATGTCGATAATTGTTTAAATAAGTATAAAGTTTATCAAGTGTAAAAATGTATAGCAGTATATTATATCAAAGATGGTTCAAATAAAAAAATATTATCAATTGAAAAAGGATTTGGACAATCCAAATATCGTTTATATGCCACAGAGCATGCGAGACGAAATGACACAAGAGTTTTTTGATAAAAATTATACAAATAAAACTATAGGAAAAATTGGATTGATAACGGTAAAAGTGATATCTGATAATAAAACTAAGAAGAAAAAATCACCAAAATCGAATAATAAAACCAAGAAGAAACAAATAGAACCAGTCCAAGACATAGAACCAGTCCAAGACATAGAACCAGTCCAAGACATAGAACCAGTTCCAGAACAAGGCAAACCACTATATAGGAACGCACAGTTAGGAACTATAAGGACCTATAACCATCTCGATTGGTTCGATAAAAATGACCATTCAAAGGGTAAAGTAATGCCGCTTTATTTTTATCAATATTTGGTTCATAAGGGAATATACGAAAGCGACTATGAGTCAAAAGGTCATATAACAATTAAAGGGTCAAATCCAGTTATTAATATTGGTGCTGAACCTCAAATTACAAAGGCATTCAAGCGAACACCAAAAATCGTAATAGTTGGGCGACGGACAATAATCGATTCGGAAGAAAAAGAAAAAGAAGAAGAAAAAGAACTTACTCCAGTTTCGGTCGATGGTTATGATTTTTTATATCCCGAATTAGACGACCCAAATTTCAATATAAAAATCGCACAACGTAAAGAATTCAACGACGCCAAATACGACGGCGCGATTCATGATGTAAAAATACAATCGGAAATCTTATGTAATGCCGACTTCGAATTGATGCCTCACCAGCAATTCGTTAAAAATTTCTTGTCCATCCAAACTCCGTATAATAGTTTGCTTTTATACCATGGTCTCGGAACAGGAAAAACATGCTCAGCAATAGGTGTAGCCGAAGAAATGCGAAATTATATGAAACAAATCGGTCTGCGCAAAAAGATTATGATTATTGCGATGCCAAACGTTCAAGACAATTTCCGATTGCAATTATTCGACCCACGCAAATTAAAATTGGATAACGGATTATGGACTATCGAGTCTTGTATAGGAAATAGTTTATTGCGCGAAATCAATCCTACTGGCACGAAAGGTAAAGAATCGGACCGCGATACAATGATTGAACAAATCAATGGAATTATCGGTCAATACTACGATTTTATGGGATATACGCAATTTGCCAATTATATCAGTTCCATTATAGAAGTAAAGGGCAATCTACCCGAAAGCGACAAACTCAAGATTAAAAGCCGACAAATTAAAAGTGTTTTCAATAACCGATTAGTAATAATCGACGAGGCTCATAATATTCGTATAACTAATGAGAACAAGAACAAGAAAGCCGCCGAATTATTGATGGATGTCGCAAAACACTCCGATAATATGAGACTGTTATTGCTATCAGCAACACCTATGTATAACTCATATGAAGAAATTGTCTGGTTAGTAAATATGTTGAATTTAAATGATAAACGCGGGCAAATCGCAATTTCCGACATATTCGAAAATAATGGTATCTTCAAACCAGATGGACTTTCGATATTGAAACGCAAACTAACTGGATATGTTTCATATATAAGAGGGGAGAACCCATATACATTTCCTTATAGAATATACCCAGATAAAGACCCGAATTTTGTATATCCGACACGCCAATTGAATGACAAAGCTATATTAGAAGGAATTCGTCATGTACCAATTTATGTCAATAAAATAAACGAATACCAAGAAAAGGGATACAAGAAGGTTATAGAGGATATGAGAACGAAAGGTGAGATTGATGAAATGGAGACATTCAAATATACATTATTAATGCTACCAGTCGAATCGTTAAATATTATATACCCATACGACGATACTACAAATATCGAAGAAATTACAGGTAAGAGCGGATTATCGCGTGTGATGGATTCGACTGAAACGGCTTCTATACGATATAATTTCAAATATAAAGACCCCAATTTGCGAATATTCAATCGCACGGAACTACCAAAATATAGTGCGAAAATGGCGAATATATGTGAAATTATTAGCAAATCGGAAGGTATTATATTGGTATATTCTCAATATATAGATGGCGGGTCCGTGCCAATGGCACTCGCGCTAGAAGAAATGGGTTTCACTCGATATGGTAGTGACAAACAGACGCGCTCTCTTTTCGCAACCCCACCGACACAAAATATAGGTATGAAATATGTTATGATAACTGGGGATAAAATGTTCTCACCAAACAATGACAAAGATATAAAGAAGCTGAACGCACCAGACAATATAGATGGTAGCAAAATCAAGGTGGTGCTTATTTCCAAGGCGGCAGGCGAAGGTATAGATTTCAAAAATATACGACAAATACATATCATGGAACCATGGTATAATATGAATCGTATAGAGCAAATAATCGGGCGCGGCGTGCGCAACCAAAGTCACTGTAAATTACCATTCGAAAAGAGAAATGTTGAGATTTTCCTGCATGCCACATCGTTAACTGATGCGACCGAAGAATCCGCGGATATGTATGTATATCGTTTGGCTGAAAAGAAATCGATTGAAATTGGGAAGGTCACTCGTATTCTCAAAGAGACGGCAGTAGATTGTATTTTAAATATAGGTCAAACAAACTTCACTACGGAGAACATGGCAGCATCCAATACGAATGTAAAACTGATATTATCGAGAGATAAAAAGGAAATAGATTATACAATTGGCGACAAACCATATACTGAATTATGCGATTATATGGACAATTGCGCATTCACTTGTAGTCCTACGGCAGACATTGAAGTAACTGAAATTACATATAATGAGAATTTCGTGGAAATCAATAATGATACTATTATAAAGCGAATCCGGGACCTATTCAAAGATGTGCCGAAAGGAAGACACTTCTATAAACGCGATGACCTATTCAATTCAATTAATATAGTGAAATCGTATCCGGACGCACAAATATTCTCGGCATTGACGTATTTAATTGATAATAAGAATGAACATATAACCGATAGATATGGGCGAATTGGAAATTTAGTAAATCATGGTGAGTATTATTTATTTCAACCGATAGAAATCACAGATGATGCCGCATCTATATACGAGAGAACCCGACCAATTGATTTTAAGATGGATTATGTAAATATTAAAATGCCCGAAAAAGAAAAAGAGAAAGAAAAAGATAAAGAGAAAGAGAAAGAGACGGACACTATTATAAAACAAATAATCGACAATTTGGATATGGCATTCGGACCGCTCCTGAAATACAATGATAAAAATTGGTATAATGCAGTAAATGTGATGAAGGATTAT